CTTATATTTGTTTTTATTTTCTTTTATAGTCACTTGGACTGGTACTACAACATATAGTTGTTTCCTTAGTTATACAGTAACTCACTGGCTTGTTTAAGTCGATATAGCTTTAAGACTTTGATAACTAAAATGATCTAGCTCTTCTCCTTCGAGTGGCGACATTCTTAGTTCTTTTTTGATTTCCAGGTTTAGATCGTTTAACCGATTTACTCTTAGGGGGAACATAAGGTATATTCCAATCAATTACTTCCTCTTTAATTACTTTTCTAGGTTTCCTTGATCGAGATCTTCCTCTTGTTTCAGCTCCCCAAGCGTTTGGTGCCGATTTATTCGATCCATTGGATCCGGAGTTTGAGTCAACATAATTTGCAATTCCTGTTGCCGCTGTGCCAATTCCTTTAAGAACGGGGTGTGGTAAAGCCGATAATACGGGGCCGATATACTTTGCTGCAGTAACGGCTGCATCGTAAAACCAATCTCCCAAACCATTCTCATTGACTGGTACTGCGACAGGTAGATCTGTTGAAACTCTCGAATATAAATCCAAAACTTCTGGGTCAAATTCCGCTGATGGTACTGCTAATGGCAATATCTCCAAATCATCAGTGGATGGGAATGTTTCTACAAAAACATTCCAATTAATTGTTAATGTTGTTTGTTGTGATACTCCGCTAAAAATCGCTCCATTCTGGTGAACATTGAATATTCTAAGAGATGGTATAGCAGAATAACCATTCGCATCAGGTGCAGTAGGTATAACAGCATTAACTGCAGAAACAGCGATACTTCCTTCAAGGTCATCTTGATTTCTAGATGATATAATTGGTGATGTCGGAACTATCATTGTGGCGGGATTCTCTGTTGTGTGAAAAGCAGACACAGAATACACTCCATCTTTTGCCTCCCACTGTCTACTTCCAGCTAATAATAAAGCATCAGCTGCTGTAATCGGTGGAAACTTGATAAAGGGTCCTGCATATGAGCAAAAAGTTGTTGCATTTTCTTGTATCCAGTTAACATTTATATTTTCATTGGCCATTTGTCGATAAGCTACAACAGATCCTTGAATGTTTAATTGTGACGTAGTATTGTGTACTTCAAAACCCATACCAATGAGTCGAGCAACACCACGTGTAAACATAGGATCCACATTAAGCGTACCTAAAAGCTGAGATGTTCCAGCTAATAAAATATTTAATGGCACTCCTGGTTGTGTAAAGAAGGCTTGCAGTCCTCCTAAATTAGAATTTGCTCCTGGCGCTGGTGGTAGAGCTATATTTTGTCCAGTTCTATTGACAGCTTGAAAATTTCCAACGGCGGTACCCCCAGTGTTCTGGGTTAACCAAGGCCATTGTATAATATGTATGTCGAAATTTCCAACCCAGCCAATTGGTGCTGATACAGTCATCGATTGTTTAATGAGACGGATAACTGAAGCTCCAGTTTGAACATCTGGCCAGCCACGAAGGTTTTTAAGTTGGTGATCATGAAAAGGATCGAGAGCAGATAACATCCAATCCTTACCACATTCACTGATCTTGCCTTCGTTGACAAATCTTTGCATAATTTTTTCACCGCGAGATACTTTAGATCCTGTTGGTCCATTCATAAATTTTTATTCCTCCATTCCTCCGGGGAGAGATTAGGCCAAACAATTACATATTGATCCCAAACTGTATTATCAATAGTTCGGTTTCTAAGTTGCTCTCTCAATATTCCTAAACCTGGTGATGGTAATTCTTTTTCCGTTGGCCAGGCGTTATTAAACAGATGTGCTCTTTGTTCAAGCATCGTTTGTTTTTCACGCCGTTCCATTTCACGTACTTCCTCTATTGTAAAGGGTCTAAAATCACGCCATTCATCACCTTTATGTAAAAAAGGTCTAATTGAAAATTCGGTCTTCTCATCCATTATTTTTATGCCAACCACCCACCCATATCCATTTAATTTGAGATTGCTTAGTTTAATATTGTAATGTTTCTACAAATTGATGAGGTAAAAAACAACCCTCACCTATAAACTGTGCACCACACGACTCGAACCCAACAAATAAGTTATCTATTTGATTCTCAGTTATGTTACGCATTCTCAAAAATGTGCGTTCTGTTTCTGTTTTATCTCGTTTATCGCGCTCCATATTGGAACACAAATCTTGATATGCTTTTCTGAATGTTATGAAAGCATCCTTATTGGGATAAGCCATTATCATTAGTGTAAATAATTTTGTGATATATGACTCAGGATTATTATTATTTGGTCCTAAATATAATGCAGATGTAGCAAGTCTTGTAACATCATATTTTGGATACCAAAGTCCTTTTTTATAATTAATAAATTTAAATCCCAAAAAGGTTAATTCATTGAGAGGGAAATCAATTCCACCATGTTTAAATTTTAGCTTCATTCCAAATTTACTGAAGTGATTTTCTAAAAAGTTATCATCAAGGATTCTTTCAAAATCCATAGATAATCCCAAAATAGAGTCATCTCCAAATAATTGTACAACTTGTTGTGCTAAAAGTTCATGTGAAGGAAAATTATTGAATTTTAAGTAATAGGCCTCAGCTAAAGCTGATGCTAGAATAACTATATGTGCTAAGATATTATCTTGTGTAGTTGTTCCAGATCCGCTAGCATTCCCATAATCTTTATCAAAAACCTCCCCAAACGGTGTTTTGAACCGGAAGGATTCAGTGTTTCCACGAGTCCATATCCATAATCGTTGTTGCAATTCGGTCCATTTTTCAATTCCCATTTTTCTCTCTTTCCATCCATATATTTCCTTCATAATAGGAAGGAATTTATCCCAACCACTAATATCATAATCAATTCGAATAGCCTTCTCGAGCAATCGGCGCGCTAATAATGTTGTTCCACCTTTATACGGGTTGAAACCATAAGCACTCCATTTATATCCTTTAAGTCGCTCGGAGATCTTTTTTCCAAATCTAATTTGATTATATACTAATTCGTAATTAGGTATAGTAAACAATCGTATTTTATTATTAATTAAATCTTGTTTATTTTTAAACTCTATTTTAGGGTGCACTGACCAGATACTTTTATATTTAAGATATTGATGTTCTTCAAAGTATTTTCTGTAATCAGGATCAAAATTTAATTCTTGTTTACTATGGAAACCATATTGATTCCCAGGATAGCCACATGATTTCGAAAAGTCTATATGAGACGTTATCTCTTCGTCGGTCATCATGCAGTCTTCGAGTATAGATGAATACTCGACATCAAGAAAATTCATGGCATATGAAAAGAATTTATCTTGGTAATTGGCAGAAGGTTTATTATCAAATGTATCTACGGAAAATTGTACATTTTCTCGTGTAGGATTTGATAAATAAAAATCATCTCCAGCTAGATCAGAAAGGCGTTCAATCAGTTGAGAATTTATTAATCTCGTACATGGATCGAAATCTCTTTTATATTGTACATCATCTTTGAGGTTGCATCCCCCAGCGACATCTCCAACATATTTGAGATTTTTATAATTTACGCCATAATGAATTTGTTTCTTCATTTTTGGTCTAGGCTCGATATGACCCTTAAATTTTGCTGATTCCGGTTTTATATCGGGCACAGGTAAACACTCTAGCCCCTCAATTTTATTGGAATACATTTATTATTAAAACCGTTTTTATTAGGTCCAACGGTTCCCATATGAATTCCGATCAACTGTGATTGATCATTGAGTAGAGCACTTCCACAATAACAGTTATCTGTTGTGACACAATGGTTTAAATAACCACCTTTTAATTGAATTTGTGTTGTTTGTAATTGTGGTGTTCCTGTATTTACATCAGTTGACAAAAATAAGCCGTCTGTTGTTTGATTATCGCAAACTGCAATAGTCCAAGTTGTAATATGAGGGATAGCTAAATCTTCCACTGGTAATGTGTAGAAAGCTAAATCGTCAACCCCATGCTTAACCCAGCCTTTTAAACTAGTTAAAAAAATATCTTTTCTATTTTTCTCATCGCCAATTGTGACGTAAGCTTCTTTAACTAGTTGATGCTCAGTAATGAACCAATAGGTTTTCCCTTGAGGGTACTTACCTTTAACAATGGAACCCCATATTTTTTGTGGGTTATCTACATGTTTATTATACATTGTAGCTCCAAAGTTCATAACTTTTGCGATTGGTATATTTGGATTTCTTGATGACGCTTGTTTAAAAACGGGAGCAGGTTGTGCAGGTCGTGTGTAATCTGGATTATGTTTTAAAATTGATTTAGGTTGTTCCCTATTTTGTCCAGGCACACGTCTTGGTGTTGATCCTTGTTCACATCGTTTACAGCATTTCGCCGACATTGGTATCATCAAAGGTGAATCATTTTTCCACATACAGCCACCAGGGCAAGGGTATCGTTTATTTTTGAATTCTTTAATTTTAGGTGAAATCATTGGTTTCGCTTCAAAAGGATCATCCATCTCTTCAGATGAAGAATCACTACGATATCCAGGTCCTTCGCGGGATTGAGGTGTTAGTTTTTGTTCAGCCCTTCTGGGTGTTTTATTAAACGAAGGTTCAGCCTTCTTTTCTGACTGAGGTTTAATTATTTCGTTTTTATCTGAAAACTTAACACTTTTTCCTTTTTTATTAGTAGGTTTTTCTTCAAATCTTTGTCCTAATCTAATAACGCGTATTTGACTATTAGTGTATAACGCTTCCAAAGGCGTTGTGGTTTGTTTTGGGTATTTAGATCGTAACGCATTTTCATTTTCATGAAGTCGTTTAAATAGAGTGTTTTGTTTTTTAGTTGTTGATTGATTTTCAATAGTAATCTTATTGAAAGGTTTTCCAGCGTGCACGCGTGCGTACCCATCATAAAAATCTTTCCAGATATCTTCCCAATCTTCAACAAAATCTCTCCATTCATCCAACCAATGAGGATTCTTTTCTACATCCCCATACGTTTGTCGATCATGCCATGTATCCAATCCTTTACTCCAACGATCAAGCATTTCATCATGAAGATCTTGAAAATAGTCCTCTCGTTGAGCGTCTGATTTAAACTCTCTTATACGATCGGCCACATCTCTTTGATATTTATCCTCATAATCATCTCTTCGTTGTCGTTCATGTTTTTGAATATTAGATCCAACGGTATCCCTTTTTTGTTTTCCTTCAAGTTCATCTTTAAGGTCTTGGAGTTGTTTCTTGTCAGCTTCTTCTTTAAGAATTTTCTTGGCCTGTTTTTCTAATTCGATGCGCTTAGCAGCGATATCAGCTTCCAATTTCTTCTTTTCCTTATCCTTCGCAGCTTTCTTTTGTCTTTTAAGTCTATTCTTTTGAGTTTGTGTATTAGTCAATAGACAAAAGTCACTACTTGGATGTAATAATACTAAAGCAGTTGTGAGTGAAACAGCAGCCACTACCATAACGGATGCTCCAATAGCTAGTTCAGTTGTATAGTCATTGCAAAATTTAGTTAAATGATCCCAGATTTTTTGTAATACAACAGATGGATTACTCAGTGATTCGAGTGTTACAGCGGTATTCTTACCCTTTTCTGCATTTCTCAAAATTCTAAGTCGATTCCTATCTACTATATTTTCATTTTCAACTCCGAGTTTTTCTTCTTTTGCTAATAACTGTGTTAAAAGTGTTGCTCTCATTGTATGACGTTTCCAATCTTCTGGAATTTCTTGAATATACAATTTAACTTTACGAGAGTCCATATCAACTAGAACACGATGAAAATATTTTTCATTTCTATATGCATCGGTAGCTACTCCGTAATATAAAAAGGCATGTTCTTTTTTAATATAATATTTAACAGAATTTTCTTCATGGTTAACTTCGGGTTCCGTATCAAAGACTAAATGTTCATGATCTACTAAGAATCCCTCAACTTTTCCACTAACAATTACTGTAAATTTGAATTGTTTTTCCATATTTGACATCTTTAACAAATCGTCAGTTAACTTTTTATCAACTAATAACATGACTTGTAAATCAGCTTCACGTCCAATTTCTTCAGCAGTTTTAGGGGGTAAAATAATCTCTAGTGCTTCAAATGTATCAGGAGGTGCTGATGTAAATGCTTCAAATTTTTTTGAAAATGAATCAAAATATTGTGGTATTTGAGTTACCATTTCCAAACCTTCAAACATGGCTTTTATATTTCTCAAGGTTGAAAAAAGACTTTCGTCTCCAACAACCATACCAATCATTCCACATAAAGCGGCGATGGCAGTTAACAATCGACTGACAGATTTCATCATAGTTTCAGCTTCTAATGTTTCTGTATTATGGAGGGCTTTAATTTGTGTTGCGATTGTATATATTAATGTTGAAAATCCTACACATAACGTCATGGTTGAGAAAAAATCCATGATTTGTTTCGCGTGTGCTGGATGATCAGCAAACATTTTTTCTACTAGCAAAGCTGCTGCAGTGGTAAATGATGAACCTACGACTGCGATAATGATTTTTAATTCAGTATCGTTGGGGTCGCACATGTGAGCAATGCCTACGGTGGCTCCGGTCATGCCGAGTCCGACCATGGAAACTGGTATGGATTGATGTTCTCCCATATATGTGAAAGTTGCACCTATTCCGTTACCTATTGAATCCAACGTGTCGAGCAAGACAGTGATTCCGGGCCTCTCCGCCTGAACCTGTTCCAGGGCTTCACCTACAATGGATTCCTTTAAAGAACCCATTAAGGATTGCACCTTAGCGGAACTTAGGACAGACGTGTCCGCAGTTTTTCCATCGATTAATG